AGCCCTCCTCAGAGAGCTTTCACACAAATACCTACACTCACATTGCTATTGATCGTATGAGCTGTGCATCCTGTTAGGAGAAAGCATAGTAATACTAAAGCCTTCATGACATCCAACTTTTAATTTTGGCTAGATTGGCTTTACGTTCAACTAAGCCATTTGTACCACCATTAATGCGACGGGTTATAGTTAAAACGTCATCACGATCTGCAAGTTCATTCAACCCGTTGTTAGTCCAGAATTTACAAGCGACTAGCAAGCCGATACTCGGAATTGCTACAAGTTCGGGATGTGATTCAAAATCAATGCCCAATGCTCGACCATATTTTTGGTAGTTATCACGGCCAGTCAATTGGATCGGTCCACGGCCTTTAAAACGCACACCATCGCCAGCCATAATATTACCTAGATCTTTTCGACCTTCATAAGCTGCGCCGCTGGCTATTTCTTCCATGTATCGAAAATTTCCTGATTCATGTGCAAGCTGTGCAATGAAGTGGGCAAAGCGCAACTCATTGTAGAGAATCGCATAATCTTTGAAGTGTACGTTAGCAGCTAATGCCAGTTCTTCAGCTCGGCTTTGATTTGCGCCTAGCTTCTTAAATAAGGCTGTAAGGGTGCTGCGTCCAATCTTTCCATCAACTGCAACACCAAGTGTTCTTTGTAGATTGATAAATTTCATTTCAGTTTCCTATAAATGTAAAAAACCGCCCGAAGGCGGCATTAAGTGTTTTCGATGTCTTTTCTGGCTTTCTTAACTTCTTTGATTACTTCAACAATTGTCTTGCCCTCCTGTTTATCAATAAAGTTAAAAATCCATCGGACCAAAGCCCAGCCGGGAATCCCACAAATAAAGAAGAAGCCACCAAGAGCGATCATCCCCCATACATCAGTAACCCATTCATGAAGTCCCCACTTCACAATAATGAATGAGCCGCCAGCCAAACTTGATACAACCGTACAGATCAAACCAACTGCCCACTCTTGTGGTGAGCGTGGCATACGAGTCATTAATACAACTGCTGCAACCAAACCGACTGCTAAAGTCACCATTATTGCTGCACCATAAAATTTTAAAATTGCTGTTAAACCGCTTGTGGAAACTGGTTCCATAAATCTCTCCAGATATTTTTAGACAATAAAAAAGCACCCGAATTGGGTGCTCAAAGTTCTTATAAGGTTTAAAGGGTTTGTAAGATTTTCCCCCCATTAATCAATTGAGTTGTAAGCGGTGCCACCCCAACAATTGCAGGTCCACCCGGCCCCGGCTGACCTTCAGTTGTGCCATGGTATTGCCAGTTCCATGTTCCATCATTGGTAGACTTGGTGCCACGTTCGCCCCAGTTTCCGCCATCCCCTGATAATGGAGACCCATAACGGTCATTTTGGGTTCGGTAACCTTTACCGGGTACCGAAGCTTCAGCATCAGTGATTTTCATAACCAATAAATAACTCTCCAGATAGAGGCGATAATCTTGTGAGTCATTTGAAATCGGCTGTCCAGTCATGACCCGACCAAATGGTGCTCCAGCACCACCAGGAATTCCCTGAACCCCATAAGATGATCCAGTGTAAATACCACTTGGTGTTGCTCCACCACCTGAGCCGCCTCGAGCTAACGTCCCTCCATCGATAATCAGGTTTAGTTTGCTGTGCCGGTTCAACAAACCGGGTGCTCCCTGAAACCCATCACGGCGGGTTTTGGTAAAATTGAAGTCTGAATCTTTTTCCCAATCTCCGTAAGCTAGATGTGGCAACCCGCCATCACCACCACGTCCAACAACTGAGCCTTTAATCGTTAGATTCACCACCAGATCAGGTGGGAACTCCCCTGTATCTATCGCTGGTAATTCAGTTGCAGCAGGAACGATATACTCTCGTTTTGCAGGACTAGACTTATAGTCGAATTTATAGACAAATCTGGTTTCCGGTCGATAAGAACTTGAGCTTGAAACCAGTGCACCTGCTTCAACTACAAAACTGATTTCTCCAGTCGTTGGCAAATCCCCTCTTTGCATCTGATATAAACGCGCCAGATTAATATCAAGCTGGTCATATCGAATGTAAATCGGTGAATCATCTACTGGTACATCAATAAAGTCCTTGTCATTGAGGTAATAACGTTCATCGTAATTAATTGCAGTAATAGTATTAGAGAACTGGTCAGCCGGTTCTCTTTTTGCAACCAGATAAGGCAGTGAGCCTTTGGTATCGTCATTAACCACCGTATAGATAGTATTCACAAAATCATCAGGACTAAGCTTTAAGGCCCCGTTCGGTAAACGGCCTAAAACCACCTTGTTCTTGGCAGATCCAGCGGTAACAGGAATAAGGTCCACGGTACCATCCCCCATTTGCAGATAGATCACATAGCTCTTGCCTGCAATGAAATCTACATCATGGCTTAAGGTGAGGATTAAACCCTCTTGCTGTACCACTTCCCCGCTTTGATGAATACCATTGCGATAATCTGCTACAGCAATACGGTCACGTAGCACAAGCAACTCAGACTCAGGCGCCGCATCAAAGGTGATGGATTTACGTTGAAACCGAAGCTTATTCCAGATCCGGTATGCATTAAAATGAGCTTGCCACTTGTTTCGTACCCCAACGGATTTCACTTCTTTCGGGTTCTTTGCTCCTTTGTCCGGCAAATAGATATTGATACGACTATCGTCGGCCGGATCCGTGTATTCATAGATCAGTCCATCGTAGTCATCCATCACGCCAAAGGTAAGATCATGCTTGTAACTATCAGGAATAATATTCCTGAAGTTAAATAGCATTACCGAGTTATCAGTTGGACGTTCAAAATAAAGCTTGAGCTTATTATTTTGACGATATGCAGTACAAAACACGGCATCACAAAGATTGGTGACGAGCTCTTCAAAAGACAAGTTTGTATCATCAATTGTGGTGCAGAACTCAGCCGCAAGTGGTGTACCAAAATAATCAACTACATCATTATAGGTCCGATAGATGTTTTCAAGATCAATCTCATCGATCGAACGGCGGCCAATCTTGTCATCAAGTGCCATAGATACCAAAGCATCAGCAAAACTCGATGTTGGGAATAGCTCTGTCGTCATTGCTCCATTTTTATAAGTCGGCAACATTCGCTGAAGATCGAAATTGATCTTACGGGACTTAACAGATAAAGCTCCGGTCGTTGCATAAGTACGTGCACGAAAAACTGTTTCATGTTCATACACTGTGCTTTGTAAAGGATAAGCACCGTAAAGCGCCTGCCACTTTACTTCATCAACAACAGTGGTAACTGCCGGAGTTGGAGTTAAACGGCGTGCACGGACACTACAGCGTCCCTGAAATGTCACCATATCCAGCGTTGCACCAACGGTCTGACGTGACTTTGCCGAGCCTTTCAAAATGATCTGCTTCAGCATTGGATTACCAATAGCTGCACCAGATTCATTAACCGGGGTTACTTCAACTTCAATCGTGACATTAACAGCGCCCTGATTTCCGCCTGCAGAAACGGTATAAAGTCCATTGGTGGCCACAAAGTTACATAGCACCCGACTACGTTCAATATTGTCCAAAATGAATGGACCAATCCACTTCTCTCCAATAGATGAAAGCTTTGGAGATAAAGCACTAGTTTGCTGATTTGATAATTCCCTTAGCTTTAACCAATTTGGATTAACTGCTGCTGGATTAGATAAAGCCATCCGATCATCAGCTACCGATAAAACGCTGTAAGTGCCGTTTAAATCATAAGTCTGGCCATTAAACGTGAATGAGGCATTGGTGATTTCTACCCGGTCATTACTTACAAACTTAGTGGTTAAATCCGTATTGTTTGCAGATGCCCGCAGGATCTCATTAGGATATGCAAAAAGAAGATAGTTGGTACCTTCCAAGCTTTGTGTATCAGCTGGACGGAGAACTTGGCCATTAACAGAAGTTTGATGCTGAACCGTTAGTGGCGGCGTGGTAATTTCGGTACCAAGCGAAAAATATGGCTCACCCGAGACAATATCAACGCCTGGTCGATAGACTTCTACCGATGCACCGGCAATATCGACAATATTGGTTTCACCGTCATATGCACCGTTAATTTTATAGTGACCACGACCAATACAACCGACAACATGCTCTACTTCAACATTGTTTTCATATACCTTGTAAGGCACCGCGATTAGATCAGGAGTATCGTGAGCGGCACCATAAATATCTGCGATACGACCATTTACGCGAGTTTTATTTTCACGGTTTGATAATTCGTTATTTGCAGACGAGGATTGATTGTTATTCTGGTTGGTTTGGGTGATTGATGGTACTGGCATTAATAATGCAACAGCCACACCCATAACTATAGAGGCAACCACTATCCAAGCTAGAGTTATGGGGTCCATACCCTTGGGATTCTCAATTACAATGAAAGTGCCTGGCAAGAAATCGAGCTGCTTTAATTCATATGCATTCTTCGGCGTGACTTCATTCGCAAATGAAATTTCTGCATGATCCATATTGCTTGTGGTATGAAAAATACGGACATGCTCAGGCATATGGTCATATTTTGAAGTAAGCCATTGACCCAAAGTTTCGGCGTGTTCAATTGTTTTGTCTTCGGATAAAGGGTCTTGTTTATAAATAATCTTAATCATAGAAACTCACACGATTAAATCCAAATGCTTGAACGACTTGAATTGGCATCCATGAAACGCCTGATTCCTGCAAATGCAAAATACGCCCCAAACGAAAAAGCCCCACATGTGGGGGCTTGTTTCGGTATCTAGAGTGAAAGGCGACTATGCAGCCTTCCTTAGGCATAGGCAATGGATTTAGTAACTTCAATCTTGATGGCAGAAATACCTTCTCTTTGACGGGCTTCATAAAAAACTCAAGCGCCTCTCCTCGATCAATATCATATAGATCCATTGCAGCTTCATGAGCAAAATGAACACAGTTGTAGTTTTCCTCGTCATATTGTCTATCAAGCAAATGATCATGACTTTTCATATAGCCCCCTTGAGACCAGTAAAGCGGTCTAGTGCAAAGATATCTCCAGTTTTAGCGGTATTTAATCGTGGAGATTCAGCTTTGAACGTCACAGCTTTATGATTCATGGCAACACTGGAGAGTTGTAGACCTAGTAGATAAAACATTGGTGTATTCAAGTTATCTGAACTATAAAGGCGGTAATTTACGGTCGGCTTTACATTAGAATATTGCCCCTCAATTACCCGTTCAAACTCATCCGGCAAAATATCACCAAGCCCAGATATTGAAACGGTCAAAGTCTGGTCCAGATCACCGAGCATTCCGGATCTTTGAATTGTCATAGGAAGGTATTCGTAAAATACTTGCCCCGCGCCTTCATTGTGCTGAACATACACCCCGCGATCATCATTACGGACTACCCGGTAAGTATTCATAAAAGAAGGGTGTGATAGTTCAATACATTCCAATTGATAAACATCTACTTTTCGATTGAAAAAGAATTTGGCATATTCGTTATCCATTAGACCTCCCAATCTTTGATAAGTGCCTGATCAGCGATAAGGTTAGGCTGGTTTTGAACAACTTCGAGCTGTGCATTTACCCGGTAAAGGTTGCCATTCACTTCATTGGTCTTGAACGAGTTGGGAATGAAATTGCATAGATATTGCTGACGTGTTCCCTGATCAATCACCAGATCCGCATAGAATGAGGCTGGCTTATTCTGGTAGACCCGCCAGAAGGCCATCATTTTATTGAAATCGGTTTTACTTAAATTCCAGTTAACATCAACAATGTGGCTATTACGTTTTACATCGATGTAATAGCGACCACGACCGCCATCCATCTGCTGACGTTTCACATCATCACCCGGTGTTACGCCATAGCCGCTGGTCTGAGGATTTAGCTTTAACTTGTACATAACTTTCCTTCAGGTAATAAAAAAGCCCCAAAGGGGCTTTAAATAATAAGAATCTACAATTTATAAGTTGCCTAACCGTTCCATTTCTTCCCAACTATAATCAGTCAACCAATAAGGTTCGCCTTCTAATTGATCATATTCACGAAGAGGTCTTCGGGCTTCAACCATTTGCCATGGTAAATCAACCACAGCTATTCTAACTGGTACATAATCATTGAAATACTCGTAAAAATAAATTGCGCTCTCTACTGCAGAATCAAATTGTCTAAAGTACTTTAAAAATACATTCGTATCTTCATTTTCAGATGGCTCTGTCAGTTTTGATTTACAGAAATCCATAATCTCTTTAGTTTTATTAATATCTTCATATCGAACATATTTTTTATATAATCTATTAAGTACCAAAGGCCACTCAAAATCATTTGGAAATTTTAAAGATAATTTTATGAGTGCTTCAAAGAACTTCTTTACATCATTAGGAACACCTGATACATACATACTACCACCACCCCAGAATCCAACCTCACTCTGATGCATCGCAATTTTCCCTTATTTAATAAAGTATTTAAAACTTAAGAAATCGATTTAATAATAGTTTCTTTACCATCTTCAAAAATCTCTTTCACTACAAACTTGCAGTAAGTTCCATCTTGAGATGGTTCAGTCAGTAAAGCTGGATTCACAAAATCTTTGATCTGTTTAAAACGGATCAATTCATAATTTCCATTTCTTTCCAAGTGATAGTCCATTTTTACATCACAACTATACATAGTAGTTGACCCAATAACAGAAGTAAGCCTGAAAGTTAACTTCTTATTTGCGGGTACTTTAAACTCAAAAAACTCTTCACCATTATTTAAACTGATTGTGGGTTTAGGCATATTTAATTTTTTGGGCTCATGCATAGAGCCATACTTTGTTAAATTATTTGAAATCTGCTTAGTTATTAGGTTTTTTGAAATTTTTTCACCCTTATTATTTTGATAAGTAATATAGAACTGCACCATGGGTACATTACTTCTATAAACCCTTAAATTCGCTGTATCACCTGCTATTTCATCTTGGTACATATTTGTAGATCTTACGAGATTATTTACCGCAGGAATGGCACATCCCGTAAGGCTTAAAAGTATTGTCGGAATTACAATTATTTTTTTCATGTCATAACCATCAATTTAAATGCAAATAGACTCTATCACCTTGAAATTTAAATATTATGAAAATGAACCCTCCGAAAAGGGTTCAAATTATTAAGTACGATTCCGTCTTGCTGTCGTATTCTCAGTCAAAGACCGACTAATGGTTGAGTTTGGATTTGCGATTTGGTCACTTACAAGTTTCGGTACCTTTCTTGGAAGCTGCTTATCCAGTTCATCTGTAACAATGATCCGGACTGTTTGCTCATCCAGTTGTTCAGCTTCAACTGTCGCTCCACTCACCTGATTAATCACTTCAATTTTGAAATTGATTGTCGGTGTAGAAGGTTCAATTGAAGGCATAATCTCAGCTTGAGGGCGTGAAGTACGTCCTAAAGTAAAATCCTGAACATCATCCAGATTTGAACGATCCTGAACTAAACCATTTGAAGAAAAATAGACTTTACCATCATGGAATAGGTCAGAACTTGCCGAAGAAGCTAACTTAGGTGTGTCTCTATTACCCTTATAGATAATCTGAGTATCTTGAACTGGTTGATTAAAGATGTCAGCCTGCTTTTGGCTTTCTATAAAGGCATTAGAACTCATCAATGCACGGCGCATGACACTATCTGCCGAGGCATTGTTATTGAGAAAAGCTTCAGGGTTTGCACTCTTACGCATTTTCTCAACTAAACCAACACCGCCCCATCTTTTAATGTCTTCTTGGGACCAGACCACCTCACCTTTATGGACAATACCGGCAGGTTCATATTTTCCACCAGATCCAGTGTAACCACCGTCAGCAAAACCTTGATCTTTAATTGCCCGGATGTTTGCAATGATGCTTGCACCTTGAGCAATAGCACTAGCAATCAAAGGAATGTTTTTTGGAAAACCTACCTTTGCTGCCTGAGCAATGCTTTGCTGAATCGCAATACCAGCAGCTGCAATCGCATAAGCTTTATCAGCGGCGAACATGATCTTATATGCTTTAGATTGCTCTCCAAACATTGAACCAAACATAGATGTAAGAGAACCCATCATTTGGCCACCAAATGCAATTTGAGTGTTCAAGCGGTCTTGCTGATACTTATCTTCAATATCCTGAGCATTCTTTGCATATTCGGCAGCAATCTGATTACGTTGATCTTGAGCAGCTTGAATGATAGCTGTTTTCTGATTTTCGTAATCCTGCTGACTTATAAGCTGTTGCTCAAATTGTGCGTTTAAAGCCTCAATAGAATTTTGTTCATTTAAATTAACCACACCTTGCTGACTATCAAGTAGATTTGTCGCGGCACTTAGGCGGCTAGATCGTTCTTGATCTAGTCTATAGAACTCACCACTGCCATTCATATCAGCTTGAATACCACCCCATGCTTGACCAGCTTTTGCTGCACGATCAAGTGCTTCTAATCGTTCTTGATCACGTGATAATGCCAGTCGCTTACGTTTTTCCTCCTCATCTTTTGCTGTTTTAGCAATTTCTTCTCGCTCCAATCGGTAGCGTTCTTGCATTGCCTCAGTTTCTGAAAGCAAGAATAATTTAGCTTGAAACAAACGTTGCTCTTGAGCAAGTTTTAGTAAACCTAATTCTTGTTGCTTTTGCAATTTCAGGCCATCTAAAGCAACCTTTCTTTGATCTTCAGAGAGTTTGCCTTCAGCAACTAATCGCAAAGAATTAGTTTCATATGTGTAATCAAGCTTTTGTTCTTCAGTCCACTTATAACCATTTACTTCAAAATCAAATTGCTTCTGAGCTAACTTGTCTTCAGCATCATAACGCTCATTAATTTTTGGGATTAAATTTGATTGACCTAAAATGGTTGCTTTGTTGATTTCCTCCTCACGTTTTTTGCTTCTAGCAACTGTTTCTGAATCATATGTTGCTTGGAGCTGCTTAACTTCCTCAAGAGTTTTAGCACGTGCCTTATATGCTTCATCTTCGAACTTCGAAAGATCGCCGATTGCTTTTGAGGTTGCTTCGGGGTTATCCCCTAAAATTTTACTAAGCTGATTATAGTAAGAGTCTTGTTTGGCTAAATGCTGTGAAGCTTTAGCTTTGCCAAGCTTTTTCCCGTCATAGTCCCAGCCAACAAAATTTTTGGCAACAATTCTCTCTAAACTTCGATAGTCTAAATCGTCATTAAGAAGAGCTGCTTTAGATTTACTATAACTTTTATCGGTCATCGCCTCTTGCACAGCATGTTTAGCCATTGCATCCAATGCATCTTGAGTTTGCTGGATTTTACCGTTTTTATCCAAGACTCCTTGCCCTTGTAAAGACTGCATTAACTTAGTTGAGCGACTTTTTTGCCATGATAAAAATCCTGTGTTGGTATAACCATTATTGGCATCTTTGTGACTACCAAACATTGCCTCATTTCTAAAATCAGTCTCTCGTCCAACTTGAGCTGTCATTACACGAGCTTGTTTATCGCCTAAGCCTGCATTACGGAAGGATTGGTAAACCCGAAGCATATTTCTCACTCGCTCATTATTCCCCGCAAGTAGAACAGCTTGTTTGGCAGACTCTTTGGTTTGTTTTCAACCTCTTTTGTTTGCTTTCTGGTAGACTCAGAAATGCTTTCTTGTAAGTCCTTGACTTCCTTCTGCTTCTTATACCAAGCCTCAAAAATTGCATATTCCTGACCAGTTAAACTTCTAGTCATCGGAATTTTATTGTCGGTATAAAACTCTGATGCCGCACGCGCCTTATCAAGACCCTTTTCGCCACCACCAAATGCCTTAGTGTTTTTTATAAGAAAATCATTTTTCAGATTATCTTTGTTGGCATTGTCTCGTAATTTATTTAGCTTTTCTTGTGCAGCGACTTGGTTATTTAATTCATTTGTTTCTCCTTGTTGAGCACCAAGTACAGTTTGATGTTGTTTTAGGTACTCATTACGCAAGTCGTTTTGTTTCTTCAGCTCAGCATTAGCCTGATTTAACGCAATTTTAGACTGATCCGTTTTAATGGCATATTCTTGCAATTTCTTAATGTTATCAACCGGAACTTTGGCGGTACTGTTGAACTTACTCACAGCATCAGTTGCTGAAATTTGATTTAAAGAATATGCCTGAATTACCTTATTCAACGATTTAACTTGTTCTTCACTACCACCATTTAACCGAATGAATTCCAATTGTGCTCGTAATGAATCAAGCATTTGTGTTTTCATGTCAGTGAAATTTTGAGTAGCGACTTTTGTTAAGTTTGTTTGAATTGTTAATTGCTTAATTGATTCGGCCGTTACCTCAACATGTTGTCCAGAAGTAGCATTTAAGAGTTTTAGAGCAGTATTACCCTGCTCAATCTTATTTTTGATTCTGCTACTGCACTAGAGAACTCAATAAGTTTATCAATTTGAGTCTGACTAAAACGACCAGATGAAATCATCTTTTTTAAGAGATCACCTGCATCGCTTGCACCTGTAGCAATAGACTTAATGGCATTTTGATAATCTTCATAATCACTGCCAGATAATTTAAATAATTCCTTTTGGATATAAGCAAAACGTTTGATAGCTCCACTAGCATCATCAATTGCATCATTTTGCTGCTCAATCTCTTTGCGTAACCGCACACCCTCTGTTAATGCTTGCACAGTATTTAACTTTATGTACTTATCTGTTAAATCACTAACCGAGTCAGATTGTGTTGCAAGAGACTCTTTGACTTCATCCGAACTGCTGCTTAGTAAATAGAAAGATGCGGCTGTTGCTGCAATTGCTAAACCCATTGGGCTAAAAATCGCCATAAGCGCTGACTTTGCCAAAGCTAAACGACTTGTAGCAACAGATTGCGCTGTTAAGGCTGCTGATAATCTTGCAGATGATGCTGATTGAGCTGTTTCTGCGGCAGCAACCTCTAACGCAACTTGAGCTTGTAATCGTCCTAGCTGAGCCATTCGTGTGATGGTAGCCGTGCGACCTTGTTCAGTGATTTGGGCTTTTAAACGAACTTTTTCGAGTTCTATTTCTGCCATGATCTGAGCATGAGTAGCTTTGATGTTCGTTAGTGTCACCTGCGTACTTTGTGCTTCGGCAAGCGCAGATTCCACTTCAGCTTTTGCTGCTGCAATATTTGCATTACGTTCAGCAATTGTGGCAAACACTTGTTTGGTTGACGCAGCAATACTCGCTTGTACAGCAACCGTTTTGTTAAAACGGCTTTTGTCATTAAGCCAATACCTATGGCAAATGCACTGTCTGCAATTAAATTCAAATTATTTGCTAATAACTGAATCGATCCTGATAAAGCCTGTGCTGCCCCGCTTCCTTTACCAGCCTCTCCTACAAATTTAGTAATTTCATTATTAAGTAAAGTTAATGATTGACCAATTGTAATGTCAGTTTTAGCAAAAAGAGCATCAACTTCATCTTGGACATTTTTAAGCGCTTTAACGATTTCTTGTGAAGTAATTTTTCCTTCAGCCGCAACTGAACGCAACTCTCCTACGGTGATCCCCATGCCTTGAGCAATAGCCTTTGCTAGAGCTGGTGTTTGTTCCATAACTGAGTTGAGTTCTTCACCACGTAATGTACCGCTTGCCAAAGCCTGCCCAAATTGTACTAAAGCTGCATCAGCAGCTTCTGCGCTTGCACCACTAATTGCTACAGCTTTAGAAACTGTTTCAGTTAAACGTGCTGTGTCATCCATTGTGAGGTTTAAAGTTTTGGCATTATCACTAAAACGCTGGTAAACCTGTAACACAGAATCCCAAGCTGAATAGGTTTTTTGAGCAATTCGGAAAGTGTCTTCCGTAGCCTTGTTTAACTCAGCTTGATTGTTAGTGACTAACTTAAGGCGATTTTGTAATCCAGTATATGTATCCATCTTTGAAATGGCTGAACCTACTGTTAATAAACCAGCCATGTGTCCAGCTAAAGCTCTGGTGGCTACAGACAAGCTGTCCATAGACTTAGATGCAAACTCACCTTTACGTTCAATGCTTTCCAGTTCATTGCCTAGATTACGCGCATTACGTTCAGCATTTTGCGAATCAATAACAATGACCAAACGGGATTCTTGTGCCATCTTACTTTTCCTCTAGGCAATAAAAAAACCCGCTTGCGCGGGTTTCATTTCTTTTACTTACTTCAAAGCTTTACTTAACAGTATTTACTTGATCTTTAAAGCGTTTTAATGCGTGGTAAGCCTTACTATCCTTAGAACCATCAATAATCGGATTTTCGATTAGTCCCTTGCTAGTATTAACTCGAATCCAAGCTCTTTTTGAATTAAGAATTTTATCCACTACGGTTAAATCAGTAACAAATACTTTGCTAGACTCCAATAAAGTACCTGTTGAAAAATCCGTTAAAGTGTTTTCTCTTAATTTGATTATTTCTCCATCAATATTCAAATCAACAGAGTTTATAGAAACGATTGAATTTATAACTGATATCTTTAACCCTACAAGATTCGGGTTATTGCTTAACCAAATCGCGCCTATTAAAGGACAAACCATTTGATCACATGCAACACTATGCCCATCAATAAAAACTCTTTTTGATCCATCAAATCCACTTGTAGTTACTTTAGGTGCCAACCCAGATGTTGTAGCGCACCCCACTAATCCAAGACTTAATAGACCCGCAGCCAATAATTTTTTCATGAATTTTCACCATTTGTTATAAATTGTTTTAACTTTAACAAACTGGTTACTAAATGTCACATAAAGGAAAACCACCCGAAGGTGGTCTTTTAAATCAGGCTATGCATGTAAAAGTTTTTCAGCACCAGCAGCCAAGAAAGCCGATCGAGTAGTATATCTCTTACCTTTACCTACATTCTCATCAATTTTACGAATCAAACGGCTTGGTAAAGTAACATTGATTTTTTCTGGTTTACCCAGATAACGACTAACATCAACTTCGGTAACCGCCCAGATCATTCCTTTATATTCAGGATCATCGACAAATTTAACTAGTTCGGAAGCTAATGGGATTTCCTCACCATCTTCAGCCAATATTTCTAAATGGCCTGAAATAGCTTCTTTAACATTCTCAATAGCTTCTTCAAGTGTGTCACCAGCACTAAAACAACCTGGAATATCAGGAACAGTGACACCAAATGCCTCAGTATCTGATCCTCGTTCAATTGCAATTGGATATAACATCTCAACACTCCATGCCCTTGGCATAAACATATCGCCCACTGCGTTATGATTAGTTGTAAGGGATATAGTATTTAAAGTCGGGAAACAGCGGGTCAATTTAGACCCGCTTGTTTCAAAATGCTTTTAACAGTTCCGTTTGGTAAATCCTTTTTAGGATGTGGGATTGTAACTAACCCCTTTTTGGTTGGGTGTTTAAAGTGATGATGACTTCCTGAAACCCTAACCTCATACCAACCATCTGCTTCAATCATTTTGATTAAATCCAGACTTTTCACACCAATCCCTTATTAACTTGATGAGATAATAATAACCCTAGAGTTATTATATGTAAATAACTCTAGGGTTACTTTTTTGAGGACTTGGAATTTATTTTTTTATGGGCTTCATCTAAAAACAAGTTATCCAATGCAAAAATACAGTCATTAAAGATATGAGCAGCTACTGGTAAATCATTATGCTCTGCATAGACATTGATTGCCTGCTGATCTAAAGATAACGGGATGCCCTGCTCATACCGTCTGGATCTGGCAATAGTGCTAAATGCCGAAAGAATGGAATCAGCCGCATAAGAATACTCTGGCGGATCAGGAATACGACCACCTAAGAACTTGATTTGTTCGATTTCGTGCGGCGTTTTCGACGCATACGTTTTTGGTATTTGTAGAGCTCGATGACTTTCCCAGAATTAAAGCCTTGTCTTGATCTGCTTCTTCCTGAATCTTCTGAGCCTGTTCTTTAATGAATAACCAGATTGAAATACCAATATCACCAAGATTAAGAAGCTTTGAGGCATTCTCAGGGGTATATGGCTTTTCAGACTCAACAGTTTTACCGTCTACGATTTCGGCAAATACCACACCTTTCCAGTCTTCAATTAAGTGGGCAGCACATGCATCCATTAACAATTCATGGTAAAGCTTGGCATTTTCATCTTTGACCATCACATCATAGCCTTTAGACGAGATCTGGTTACCTGCTCGTTCAATCGCTACCTGAAAAGGCTTATATGCGATACCACGGACTTTGAATTCAGCCTGTGCCTCTCCATCAGCACCTTTGTATTCGCACCATTTTGATACGTCCGAGCTTTTAATAATTCCGACTTTTAAAGCCATAGCAACCTCTAATTTTTAGAAATAAAAAAGCCCATGGGATTCCATAGGCTTTGTTACTGAATAAGTTGATTACACAAGAGCACGTACAATCGTTGGCGCTGTACGAACTTGGGCAAAGTTGATGTCTACTGTAATGATGTCGTCACCACCGCCATCCGGGTGGTTGGCTTCCATGACTTCCAATTGAGGGAAATTGAACGAGTATTTACTGCCTTTGCTGTCTTTAATATCAAAGGTCAGTGTAAATACATCACGGGTTTTAATGGCATCAATCCAACCAGCAGATGTTGAAGAAAACATGAATGAAGCATTTGCTTCGATATCCATCATCTTTTCAATGTAGAACTCTGGTGTGTACTTGCCTGAGCCGATACAACGGATTGCTTCAAGGTTATTGTTAATAGAAATGGTCAAAGACTGTAGACATGCTTTGCCTTGAATTGACTGGCCGTTTACAAGCAAGTTTTCCACGTTCGGCATACTGACAAGCGGACGAGTCGAAGCTGCAACCGGATTCACTACAGGGTTCGTTTGCTGACGAGTAAACGAGCTACCTACTAAACCAAAGTTACCAGTGATCTTCCCGGTTGTTTGAATGGTAATTTCACCAGAATTGACCTGCACACCACGGTAGATAAACACCTGCCCAATATCTTCAAAAACTTTAACCAGCGTTAAAGACTTACGTACATTACCGCCAATGGTTAAGCTATTCGTTGCCCAGTTATTAAATGCTAAAGCACTTAAGAATAAATCAAAGGTACCAAGTGACAATTCAAACTCTAACTGACCAGCAACTTCCGCTTCAGTAACTACACCGCCTTGACGGAAACGTGAGTCTACTACTTCGCTGCTTTCTTCAGTAGAGACATTTTCAGATAGGCCATCCGTTATACGGCGAACCGTGTACCAAATTGGGTTTGCTGGAGTCGTCCCTAATACTGCTTCCTCACAAGCATATAATCGAATTTTTGCGCCTGAACTCATTTATAGTTCTCCAAAATTTAGGCATAAAAAAACCCGCTTTATCTGCGGGCAGTTATAAAAAATGGGCGTAAAAAAACCCGCTAAAATAGCGAGTTGTTAAAGTGTTTCATCGGTATCTGAGACTTCCGGCGGTTCCACCCCAGCCATTGCAGCAGCCACAGCCTCGGATAAGTTTGTAGGCTGGAAATCAAAAGGTGTTTCAGTTGTAGGTGGCTCAGGCTCTGGTTCAGGTTCTTCATGCAAGCGAATATCAATCCAGCGACCTTCTGGAATATCTATAGGTAATTCCAAGTCTGCAACAACTGCAGCAAGTTCAAAATCAAACTTACGTTTGTAAGTCTTGATGGATAGATCACCATTTTCTAAGGTGTCATACACTACAGCGACAATTGTGTTGCCGTTTGCGTCTTTAGGTACTTCGATATACCAACCTTCTTGAGCAAAGCCTAAAGAGCCTTTAAGTAAATAGTCGCCTACATCGACTTTCTTAAATTCAATAGGCTGCTTTTCTGCATCACTATTTAGCTCAATATGATCCTTAAATAACTTCACAACTGGTGATGCTGACTTTAAGAATCCATTTGCATCGACTGAGGTATTGAAGCTGGTCTTTAAATGCCCCCATGCTGACCATGCATCAGATCCAGCACCATATCGATATGACATTTGGTGCCCTAGCACACCTTTGAAGAATTGCCATGAATAAGTACCGATTGAATCATTGGCGTGATAGCCCATCAATGTCCCATAACGCGTAGGCATTAATAGAGGATTTGATGTACTTCCCCCTTGCCAGTCACCATGGGAGATGTTCACTAAACGATTTAGACCCAGAACCGTTACCCATTGTGAAACTTGTGATTTATCAAAAAGAGAAGCTACCGCATTTGCTGAATAACCCAAAACACCTGCATCACCCAATCCTAATGCAGTTCGTGCAGTAGCTGCCGAAGTTGCGCCTGTCCCCCCTTGTGCTATTGAAAGTGGAGTAGTTAAACCTTGGATTTCAGTAATGTCAGTATTTACACCTTTTCCAGCAGCACCAAGATTATTTCGAGCTTCTGCTGCAGTGGTTGCCCCTGTACCACCTTGAGAGATTGCCGCTGTTCCTTGGACTTGCGAAAAGTTGGGTGCTAGATTGGGAATGCCAGAAGCGAATGGCAGCATGAATTGCCGCTTCCCCTGAGCAGAATTCAACTGGAACGGTCGATGGTCCCAATTAAATTTAAATACAAGATTTGCCATTATGCTGTTACTCCGTCAATCACTTGGAAAGTCAAAGTTTCAGTGTGCTGTGTAGTGCCACTCACCACAGCTTTAATATCCATCTGACATAAACCAAGTGGCCATGCTGCTGTGCTTGTACCTGATTTAATATTCAGCCATCCCTTCTGTGTACTTTGACTTAATGCAGTACAAGTTAACGTGGCCACAGCTGCACCATCAGCCAAAGCTTTAACTTGTGAAGTGAATGTATAACCAGTGAGATCAATTGCACGGCGAACATCATCAGGTGGATATTGCAGGGCTTCATCCATATCGACTAACTGAAGGTTTAAATTGAAAGTGTCACCACGCTTAAAAACGAAATTGCTCATAAGTGATTCCTATAGACATAAAAAAACCACCGATGAGGTGGTAGTGAAAGATTGGTTTGTTATGTGCTTTAGTTAACTAAAAAACTTATTGATACATTGTATTGAATGAAGTCAGCATCTTTACCCGCATAAATAGATTGGCCATTCAAACATTCTAAGTGTTCGATTGTGAAATATTCAAAATGAGCAAGTAATGCATCACTCAATTTTGTGATTTCAATTATTCCTGAATTGGGACGTGCAAAGCATTGAATCATGATATTACCGGTACGGCGAGTACATGGCTTATCTGCAATGCCAGAAGTAAAACTGGGACCACCTGCAATCGTTAAGCGGCACCAAACACCATCTTTAGGTACATTAAAGCCTGGTAAATTTGGATACTGGATTCTGTCTTGCGTAATACCTGTAAAGCTTTGCATGCGATCAATAATAGCTTGCCTTGTCTGCTCTAAAGTCATTGTCATTTTAGCCACCGTACTTTTGAGAAATAAAATTAAACGTGAGGCCATAAATACCTTGCGGCGCTTGATCAGACCAACCGTTTTCTAAGCGCTCAGCATAAGGTTGGTTATTCTGTATGTAGACCAAATTGCCCAATTTAATCTTTACAGCTTGAATAGCAGCATCTTGAATTGGGTTAGTTTCAGGTCCACGTATGTCATAGTCACCAGATCCAACCGAAACAATATGTGAAGCACGGTATGCTCCAGTATCGACGGGACTTAAATTAACTAAAGATTGCACAGTATCTATAACAATATTCTTTACATGCGCTTCTGCTGCTTTAGATACCTCAAGGCTAAAACTAGTCGGCTTTTTCCCCTTCCATCCCATGCTTTACCTCACTTTCTTCGTACATTTCAAATAAGTCTTGAGCGATTACTTGAATTGAATATGCCTCAAACTCAACGCTAGGTTCGCGCTCACCCATTCGCCGTTTTACTATTTGCCAGACATGAACTGCTTCATGTAAAAGTAGTCCATAAACTTGAATTTGATCTTTATCTGATGTATCTCCAATTTGGACAATTGCATAAGCACCATCAGAAAAAGTACTAACCTGTGCATCTGCTCCCATATCCAAAAATTGATCGGCCTTATCCATATCTTCAAATAACAAATCCATGTGTAGTTGATTTCGAGCAAGCGTGTACTGCACATGTTGAAAAGGCGAGATATACCATTCAGGAACATAATCAGGATTAACCATTTTAGCCCCTACACTTTTCGAAGCTGACATTTCCAGATTGTACTGGCTGGATCTTGTTGAATATGGATAACTCGAAATGAGCCTAAAGCTGTTAGCCATTCATCGTCAATTTTTGGAGTCATGGATACTTCATTTTGCAGCACAGTTGCTTTTTTATCAGTAGCCAGCACTCCAAGCGTCTCAATCTCATATTGACTGTATGAGCCAAAAAGTACACCTCGGCCAGAATAGTTTTCTTTAACTTCAACATATGTTTCAGTTTTAGGATCCCAATTAGTTTTTGAGATCCGATCACAAGTAAATGAATGAACGGCGTCCGCTAAATCTTCATTAAATGCTTCGGCAATATCTGCCTGAATTTCGTCACGTAAGCCCATATCATGCCCTGTAAAGTGGTATGCCAAAGCCATTAAAACTTGCATTTGGATCTTTCAAATCAAGTGAATCAATAAAATCAATTGCTATCTGTTCAAAGCTAGAAATTGCTTCAGATCCGTCTTGATATTCTTTTTCTGACTCAACAGAATCAGCTTTAACTTTCTTACGCTTCAACTGCTGGTCTTTGCCGTTATAAATTACCTTGGCCAGAATTCCTTTGATAATTTCACATGCAGCATCTTTAAGAAGTGGATCAATTGGATCTGGTACAAAACCAATTCTGTTTTTCATCCATACATTAGCCAGCTTTACCAGACGAGCTTTATCACTGTCTGGTGCAAAATCGCTGCCCAAAATTGAATTTGCGTCATCTACAGTAATAAAGCTCATTGCATTATTCCTTAGGGATTAATTTAAGAAGTTCTGCTTTTGTTGCTGACGGCTTGTAACCAATATTTTTACTAGCCAAATACTCTTTTAATTGATCATTTGACCAGTTTTCAAAATCATTAGCTGCCGTTTCTGTAGCTGGATTTTCTGCCGCTTTTCCAGCTTCCAATTCAGCAATACGTGCCTGCATCGCAGGAATATCGTTTTTAAAAGCTTCAAATTCAGTTTTTATACCGACCACTTGAGCTTCAGCATCTTTGAGAGCTTTATCTGCTAAGACTGCTGCATCTTTTAATCGTGAATTCTCAGATAACAATTCTGACTGGTTACCACCGGCCTGCTCTAAGATGGCAATTTTCTGCTTAAGCTGAGTGTTTTCTTCAACTACCTTTTCACATTCAGCTTTTGCATCATCAATCACAGTTTGAAGTTCAGGTGTAATTCCTACAGCTAAATTTACAGTTGCCAATGCTCCAGAAGCATTTTTATAGTGACTTGGCACATCACCACCATATTCATCTGCCACCTCAATAGATGTGTCTGCAGCAGCTAAACGAGCATTTCGTAATACCCAGCCATCACCCTGAAGCTTATTCACATTTGATGCAGAGAAATCATTAGTAAAATAGATTTTTTTTGACTTTGCTTTCATTTCATCTTTCCAAAGAAAAGCCCCTAAAAAGGGGCTATGAAATTATTTAGATTTAACCAGAACGCCTGCGGTGTCTTTAATTGAACTTGCAATCAAATCCCAGTTCGTAGGTGTGCCAATTGACGCATCATTAGGAGATTTACCACCATTAGCCATATCCCAAGCGTAACCTTTGACACCAACACCATAAGTCCATTCGGCTTGATAAGTATATTTGAGGTTCTCACCACCAGTAGTTGGTACCAATTCAGCATTAAAGTCTTTGTTATCTTTGATAACGATAGCTTCTTCAACTAAACCTAATGAGTTGTAATATGTTGTACCAGCATTATCACCCACTAAAGCTGGTGAATCTGTAATTACAAATACACGGCCAAATGGGTCACGAATAACGTTCACACCATCATAATGGAATAAACGTTCAGTGTTGGCCAAAGCATTATCGTAAAGGTTGTGAATAGTTGTTGAATGAACAATCCAAGAACGTAAAGCCCCTGAACGATCACCCATGCGGCCAGCACCTCGATTTAACAAACGGAAGCTTGGATCTGCAGTTCCATCCCCTTCCACTGCAACCGTATTACCAGAAATTGCTGAAACAGTACCAAGAATACCTGCATTTAACATATCTGCAATTTTAGCTTTACCTAGTTGCTCACCAATTGTTAATGCTGCTAATTCAGGGTTTTGAAGGATCCAATGATATTGCTGAACTTCATATTCAATTGGTGGTGTACCTGCAGCAACCTTCACTGCTACATCGAGCATTTGTTCAAGACGCTTAGATGCTACGGTTCCACTTCCATATGCATTACGACGGCGTACAAGCCCTTGTATAGCCTTAAAAGATGCCTTTAAGTCAAAGTCACCGTTAAATGGCTCATTAAGAAGTACGATAGTACCTTGTGAAGCTTCATTAAACTTATTAACGTCTTGAGAAACTGTTTCAGTCATTGAAACATAAGTTTGTTTATTAAATACCTGTAAATCAAAAGGCATGGGAAATATCTCCTAAATTAATTCTGTTCGCCGACGTGTTTGAGGTATGCAATTTTTTCAGCATCTGTTTTGCAATCAGCTAATGATTTGGCAGTTGCACCGCCTTGGCCGCCTTTCCCTTGAAAACCGCCCCCGCTAGCTTGGCTTGGTTTGAGAATTGAATCTTTAAACTGATATCCACTGATCAAGCTTTCTAATGCCTCATCGAAATCAGCCACTTCACCAGGTCGAACGCGTGAAAAGATTTTTTGACCATCTGCCCCGTATGCGATGACTTTGCCCTCTTCGATTTTGAAGTTTTTACCGAATTGAGCTTGGATCATGTCAGCCGGTACAGAGAGGTTTTCTTGAATGTACTTAGAACGAGCAAAGCCACCTCCAATAAGTTCGTTATGCAGTTGGGCTTGATATTCATCACGCTCCTTAACGATAGGCGCGTATTTTTCTTCTACAGCTTTAATGGCTTCCGCTTTAACCTTTTCGACTTCACCTGCATCAACAAGTTTCTTGTCATCAAAGTTTTTTAAAGTTTCGATTGCCTTCTTGGCCGCAGCCGGATCATCAATCCCTTCAAATGCTTTTAAACTTGCTTCCGCTTGTTCTTTAGCTAGACGATGGTTTTTAGCCTCAGTCCCCAGCTCATCAATTTTTGAAATCGCACGTGGTGCATCAAAACCGACTTCCTTTCCATCATCATGAATATAAACAGGATGGCCCTGTTCATTGATTACTGCGTAAGACTTACCTTCAATAGTTACTGTTTTAAGTTTCATAGGTTTCCACCTTTAGTTATTGAGTTTCCACTCGTTACGCTGTTTGCTTCCGCTTTCAGCAGGCAATAAAAAAAGCGCCCTTTAGGACGCTTAATTTCTATAAATAATTATTTACTTAAAGCTTGGCGTACAAATGCATCTTTTGCTTCAAGTAGCTTTCTTAATCCTGTGGATTTTTCAGGCCCGTCAGGAAGTTGCTCATCCATTTGCCGAGCTAAATCACCAATTGGCTTACTAACTTGCTGCAGATGTTCAGGTAAATGTTCATATTGGAAATATTGGATAATAGGGCTTGGCATTTTCTTCTCACAAAAAAAGCACCCGAAGGTGCTATTGAATTAATAAATTGGATTAATTAGAAATTGAGGTTTTGACTGTCACACCTGTTAGAAAGTATTTTTCAGAACCACCCAAACATGAAGCACTTGAAAAATTTGCATAGACATCTTGTACATTTATGCCTGTATCTTTTTCAAATTTACTGATCAATTCAGCAAGCTGGTATGTCAGGGTTCTTTCTAACTCTTCTTTTCTCTTTACATATTGAGCTACTGATATTTCAGACATTTTTATCACCTTTCGCTACATTTACTTTGTTGAAAGTACTCTTGGCTCATCACCAACTAAACGGATTCCATTCTCACCATAAGCTTCAAATGTTACGCTAATCGTCGTTGGTCCATCTTGAGCATCACTATTCATATGAACCGCTTTTTGCCCTGCCAGTGGCATTCCGGTTTCTTCATCACACACAACTAAAAAGCCTTTCAAGGTTGGGTGACGCTTAAGTACTAAATGTCGTGATTCACTCATAATCCCAGCTCCATAAAGGTTTGCTCATCCAACTTACGAAGTTGGTCTAATGTGTACAATCGTCCTTCAGGATCGAAGAACTTATCAAAATCAAACTTCCCCTCTTTATAGAGCTTGTAACGCTTCAGCCCTAGCCACTCTTTTTGGAAGAAGTTATCTGTCTTCTTGAAGAACTCTTTGAATGTGGTGTTTGCATCCAATTGCCCTATTAATTGGCTGCGCTCATCTTTCGGGATGTCTTTAACTCGACGTTCGTCCATTACAAATGGCCGTTCGCCTACAAGTTGACCGTCCTTCTCGACCGGAACCAAGATACTACGACAGTTAGGATGTAACGGCGGTACACGCTTTGCAGGATCATTAATCTCCCACACTGAACCATCTAATGAAGCGCAAAGCTTAGAAGTTCGTCCATCTAAAACGCTAATAAATCGGACATATTCAAAGCCAATTTGGTTGAAGCTATTTAGGTAGGCTTGATTGGCTACATGGCTCCGTACAGTTCTTACGGTACGTTCAATATCCGTCTTGGTACCATTTAAAATGCCGTCCTCATAATTAAGCCGTTTGGTACCACGAATGCGCTGAACAATTTCTTGGTTAGTTTTGCCTGAATTAATACCATCTCGAATTGCATACTCAACCTTTTGACGGGCACTTTCAGCAATTCTTGAAAGCAGATCATCGACAAGAGCGCCACCTGCTAACGGAACTTTTTTAGCGGATAAAAATAGTTTTCCCCCATCAGGCTTATTAATCTTTGCTCCATAGAGCTTAGCTACGTAATTGGCCTCATAAACAGCCAGTGCCGTAGCTGAAACGGCAAAAGCTTCAGGTATTGCTAAATTAACACTAGCAAACCACTGGGCAATCAAATCTTTAATTTCCCTGAGATTTGAAGTTGTATATTTACCACCTGCTAAAGCAACTTTCTCCGACTCATTAAGCTCATCCAATAAATCCCGGAGCTTAGATAACATCTTGCTCGTATCATCATTGAATAAAACTAAAAGCTCATTTACCGTTTTTGATGAAGCACGATAAAGGTAGGCCTGGTGCTGAGTGAGTGCTTCAAATAGTTTTTTGATATCTGTTGCCATCTCACTCTACCTTTGATTTAAAGTTCCATCTTGCTCTGCTTCGACATTCTGTAGCTCGTCTTCATATTTTTGTTTAGGGAACATGCCTGTTTGGTTATATTCCCACCACGATTTAAATGAAGATCGGCCTTGTAGAGCTGCTTCAAATAACTGTCGAGCTAACTCAGCTAAATAACCCTGTTTGTTAAATTCTTGACTGATTTCGAACATCAAGTCATCTTTATTAAGCGCATCAACATTAGCTATTACGTATTTGGCACACCATCGCAAAGCCATAGACAAGGCTTCATTCATGTTCACGACACATAGCGATAAAACGGAATGCTGAACAGCATCATCATTGTTAGCTTCTGTGGCTGTTTTAGCAGCAGAACCCTTTTCAATTAAGCGTGCGCCTAATTCTTTCATTTGATTCCACTTATCTTTCATTGCTTCACGTGACAGAGTATTAGGGTTTGCTTGTTCAATGCCGAGTTTGCCATTTTCAGGCAATGGTAAAAGCACCTTCGCTCCAACGTAAATTCCTCGAGCTTTTGCCTCATCGAACCATTGCCAGTTCACACCGCTAACATAGTATTGAGGTTGCCCCATATAAAAAACGGACTCTTGAAAGTCCGCACTGTCACGATAATGAGCTAAATTTAGATTAGCTAATGCGAGTAATGGAGGTTTCTTAATTTCTTCAGAATTATCTACCGCGCCGACAAAAGTAAATGGAATATAAGACCAAGTTCTACCGCTATGATCAGTTGGAAACTTTTTAGGCCCTCCTTCATATTCGCCCTTGTCGTTTTTGGTATATATCTGAACAGAGTAAGCAAATTCACCGTTTTCATCTGGCTCTAAACGCAAAACCCTGAATTGTTCACGATCCTTTTTACTAAATCCGTCACTTCCACGGGTAGAAACAACTTCACGTATGACAACTAAGCAGAGTTTTTTCTGGTTCCCAACCATCATTGAATCCCAGTTAATTACATCAACGGCATTCAATAAATGAATCATCGGATAAGAGTTTTGCTCTTTGTGTTCCTTTAAATTTCTAGCCGGAATTACGTCTGGATAATCCACATATAGAGCGCAACGATAGTGCTTCAATAAATGCCGGATACCAGTCTGAGCCAACTGATAAGCACTTAATCCAGCACCATTAGCATTTCGCTCTAAATGCTCCAGTTCAGGTGTAAACTTAAAGCTTGGATCCGTTGCAAATGCTGCACCTACCAAACTATTTAAAGTGGTCCCTGTTACCTCATAAAACACTGCACGAGTTAGATAAGCAGCGTAAGCAGCATCATTTTCTGGTGTTTTGTCATGTGCGTTAGGTTTCGGTAAGTACTTCTCACGCTGTTCTTTTACAGCGTCTTCACCATCACACACATCATCAATTTTTTGCCAGAGTCCTACGTTTTTAACATACTCTGCATGCTTAAAAGTTACGTCACTCATCGAGCAAATCCCATTTTGGCAAAGAAGGTCTCAAAACCTTCATGTAATTCATTAAACGCATCTGAAGCTGCATCCACTTGGTCGTCATGTGTGCCATTAGGAAAATGACGAAGCTCATCAATAAAATCCTTATTCCATTCACCTTTGAGCATTCGTACATTTCCTACGTTAACTTGGGCCGCAAATGGTTGTGCACGTGTAAGCTTGTCACCTGAAATTGGCTTAGCTATCACGCTATAACCCGCAAGAAGCTTCACAAATGAACTAGCTTGTGATTTACCAGCTTGACCGGGATCTTGTGGTAGACGCACAGAAACTTTTTTCCCATCTATTTTTGCTGTTTGTTCTAAGCGCTTATTCACATTGTCAGGTCCAAGCTGTCCTCTAGTTACATCGACAATGTAAGTAAAACCATCTGCGCCTAGAGCTTCTCGCACACCTACTGTAAAGTCGCCCTCATTTTCGGTAGCCCCAAAATCCCAAGCCCTAACTTGTTTCAATACATCTGCAGGCAAAGCCTCAACAATTTGAATATTGTCAGGCTTAAAAAAACCGCCTGCTGGCGGTGATGGCATTTGTCGGTACTGCCCGGCAAATACATACGGTGCCGCTTGCTCCATTAGTCTCAATTTTTGAATATTGTGTTTTGCTGGCCATAGTGCCGATCCGTCTTCCTGAATAGCTGAAAGACATAGATGCTCCCACACTTCACCGTTACCACCAGCTACAGGAACGCCGTCTTTTCTATCACCTAGCAACCATCCAGCTAAATCATCTTCATGAAGTCGCTGCATAATCACAATGATCGGCGTATCTGGCGAGTTAGTACGCGATTCGAGTGTGTTCTGAAACCAATCAATTACCCCTTCTCGAATAGTTTTTGATGAAGCTTCATGTGCTTTATGTGGGTCATCAATAATAATGCAGCCACCAAAGCCTTTACGAAGTTTTCCTGCACCAAAACCAGTAATCGTACCGCCTGTACCTGTCGCATAGCAGACACCGCCTTGAGAAGTTCTCCAGAAGTCTTTAGCCTTACTATCATCACGCAATGTAAGCTCGGGAAAGACTTTTCTATACGCCTCTTCTTGCACAAGGGTTCGTATTTGGAAGGCATTATTTGCGGCAAGCATTGCCGAGTAACTGATATGAATAAACTCACAGTCTGGATTCTTACCAAAACACCAAGCCATGAAATTAATTACAGCAATTTCAGTTTTAGAATATCGTGGTGGAACGTTAATAATTAACCGCTTTATCTCTCCGCGATAAACTTTCATTAAAGCTTCGCAGATTTCTAAGTGGTGCCAATTTTGCATCCATTTATAACCACGGCGCTCCTTAAACATGTACCTTGTGAAGAAATATAAATCTTCTTGCGCCTCGATCCGGATGGCTTTATCCCGAGCCGCATCAGTACTCATCTAAGACTTCCCTCCGCGCTTTTAAGTAATCTTCCATTGGAACTGGAATTTCTGAATTAACTGTTTGGACTGGTCCGCCGTCTTTGCCTGTAATTTCCTTGCGATTGGTATATAAGCCGCCAACCTCTTTAGCTGCCTGCTCTAAAAGGCTCGGCACAATGACAGGGTTTTCTTTGAATTGTTCATGATCGATAAATCGTTGTAGGCGCTTGAGGCGGTATGCAATGTTTGCGATTGGAATTGCGCTAAGGTTGTCGTTCATTTCCTTGCGCACTCTGTAGAACTCAGTTTTAAATTCTTCGCTTAAGTCCTGCCCAGTTTTCTTAGTTGGGTCGTATGCTTCACATTGCTGTTTGGTTACGGTAATACCAAATTCTTCTTGGACGCCTCTTGCTGTTTCACTAGGTGTCTCATAGGTAGCAAGTGACCGTACTATATAGAGTTTTACCCGTTTATTAAGCCTTGCCATTTATCTCTATCCGTCCAAGTACGTCCAAGTAGAGTGGCAAAAAAATTTAAACCACCTTTAAGTTACAAGTGCCGCAAGCATAATGAACATCTGCCCGTGACAGCTGCGGTCTTTTATTAGCTGCTTCAACTATCCGCATAACATCCTCACTTGCTCCATATCGACGAACAACGCCAGTAAATTCTTCAACATCGTGACCTTGAATAGCTAACTTAGGCATACCAGTTTCTCTGTTATAAGCTGGTGTCCCGTATTGGTCCTTCTTATGTGCAATGTGATAAAGCTCGTGTTCAACCAAAGCACAAAAGTTCACATCACTTGCTATACGTGAATATGAAGCATCAAAAGTGATTAAGTATTCAGGTAAATAATTGAACCACTGGATGAATTGTTCTTCTTGTCGTTCTTTCTTCCAGCCACCAGCATTGATCATGACTTTTTCAGTAGTACCAATGACCTGACGGCCTTGCTTTTTAAAACCAGATCTAGCCCACATCACAGCAATATCGGGATATCGAAATGACCGTAAATGCATGTGATCAGGGTTAAATAATTTAGATTTAGGATCTAGAAAAACCTTTCTTATCCATTCCCATAATTCTGGCGCTGGCACAAAGTTAGGCGTACCCATTTCAAAAATCCAATCTGGAGGCATTGGACGAACAGGCACATGAAAGCCGACTTCATTTTTCATAAATTTAACCCAATAAAAAAAGCCCCAAATTGGGACTTTGTAATTCATTAATTAAGTAAAAAATATTCCATAATTCTTTCAATCTACTACAAACTTAATTCTGCTTTTGACTCTCAATCATTTCTGAAAGGCTTTTTTGAAATTCAGGGATGGAAAATATATCAATATATGGCATTTTAAGAATCCTTTTATTTTTCTTAAGTACGCCTAAGCCAGAAAGAGACTGTGATTTATCTGTTAGGAAAAAAAATTCAAAACAGTAACCCTCAAAAATAGTTAAAAACCGAATTCGCTGCATATTATCAATATTACAATAAATATCAGTTATAAAATCTAATTCCATTTCATTAAATGGAGCTATCAAACTTACTAATTTTGAAATTCTGAGATCATAACATTCGGTTAAAAAAAACCCGCTCGTTCTTAACACTTTCCTTTAAAAAATTTTTAGCTAAAGGAGATTCATCAAAAATTTTTAATTTTTTAAAAACTTCATGGTTAGATTCAATTCCTCTCCACATGATAGACAATAAATATAATATAAGCTTATTTTGGTCAACACCTTGAATTTCATAGTGATTATCTCTCTTTTTATGTTTTACAGATTTAATTCTATTTCTTAAAATATTTAATGAATAGTCTTCATATTTTTTATTTAGTTTATGTTCACATTCACCACATAACATATATGTTGCCCACTGATCTTGATCTTTGACAACTTTATTATGCTTTTTATCAAATCTTAAAGCATGATTTGCACCTTTTAAGGCCTTTTTAAAAACTGCTCTGCCAATGACATGCGAACGTTTCAATTCTTTTTCTAGATCGCATAGTTTGCAAATTCCTTTTTTCATTTTGCTGCATATCACTCTTGATGTTTCATTTATATTTTATCAATAAAAATAAAGGAATAAAAAATTAAAATATTTAGGATTATTAACAAAAAAAAGCCCCTCCAATAATCGATATTCAGCGAGGCCATTTGCGCCATAATAAGCTCGGTAACTTTTCTATAGATGCGTAAAAGTAATTTTTTAAAAATATCTTTTAAATTTAATTTATTAAGCAAAAAAGAAATATTACCCTATTTTTCAACTTCTTTTAATAAAATATACAAAGCTGCATAGTTATCAATAGCTGCGACAATTTCCTGCTTTTTTTGATCAAATGATATAACAGGTGTTCGGTTTTGATGAACTTTATCAATAATTTCATTTTTCAAATCGATATAAAAAACCGTAGGTTTAGGGAATTCATCGCTATCATTGAATTGCTTGTCATGAAATATAGGATAAAATTTATTTAATTGATCAATTAACAACCTTGTTAATTGAACTTGAATTTCAGACTTTAGATCATTAAAACAATCCGATTGTTTAATTTCGTTGATGAGTGAAAAGAAATATTCTGCTCTACTATCCACTAAATGGCTACTTCCAAAACCACCTGAAGAATGTAAACTTTTCAAAAGTAACATCCGATATGTTGAAACTTTAATTGACTTTAATTGATCTATTGTTACTTGTAATTCCTTTTTTGCTTCTTTTAATTTTACAATATTGCCCCCAATTGATAGCTCTTGAACCTCATCAAAATATGCGATTATTGCGGATACAATTGCTGAAAATATTATCAAAATAACGAAGTGGTTTTGGTCAATGTATTTATCCTTTAAAAGGATAAAGGAAACAAATGAAAATAAAATAAATGTAATTAAAGAAAATATGATTCTCATGCAGATTTTCAGCAAAGAAAATTTTATTATCAACAATTTAAATATAGTTGCAATAACTTTTTCTAGATTTCCACTTAAAGATATTTTATTCATTCTTATAAAATAAAAGCCCATCGTTTGATGAGCTTTTGAATCTCAGTGATTTGCATACAATAAGATCATTCTAATACAAATATGCCACACCCCGTGCGCACACTCAAGCGGTTTTTTCAAAAGTTTCAAACTTAAATTGAGGGTTACGGCTTTTGATATAGGCCATACCACATTTTAAATCCTGTCTAATTTGATTAACTGAAGTATCGTTACTTTGAGCAATATCGCGTAAAGAATTACCCATAACATGATGTGACCAAATTGCTGAAATCCATTCTTGTATAATATGGTCTTCGATTAATTTAATATCAATAATCAATCTATGGATTGCACGCGCTTCATTATCATTTAACTGACAGCATGTACCCTTACGGCGGATACATAAGCGATCTTTTAAATTTTCATCGCTCATATACATAGCTATTAATTTTTCACGTTGTTTTTGAGTGATGCGTTTTGTTGGCATCGTCTTAACAATTTTGACCATTGTTTCGGTATCGCCGTTAAGCCAAGCTCCAAGCTGGCGACACCACTCTTCAAAACTAAATCTAGACCAATCGACCGCTTGTAAAATGTGTTGTTGTACTGGCATATTCATTTTCATCCCACCAATTGCTCAATTTGTTTAATCGCCACGCCTGCTTTAACTTGCTCTGTGCTGAACCGTAAAACTGTAAAACCCATCATTGCTGCGGAGTTGTATTTCTCCATATCTCCTAGATAACCTTTGCCCCTCGTATGGCGACCTCCGCTCCAGATCCCGCCTTCTACCTCAATCAAAATCTTTGTACCCGTTATTAAAAAATCTGCTCTCCATTTACGATCAGGATGGAACTTATATTCCTGTTCAAAACCGATCTTGCATGCTCTTAAATGCGTTGCCAGTACCATTTCACCCACACTTGGTTGTCTAGCAACTTGCTTTGCTGAACGCCGCTTTTTATTTTTCTTAATAGGAAATAACTTACGGTATTCAGCAATGCTGACTGATGACATCAAGCACCACCTTTCAGCAAATGGTCCAATTGATTAGCAAAGCAGTTATAAACTCGCGCTTTATCCTGATCACCTAAAAGGCTGGATGAATGAGCATCTTGTTTATACTTCTGAGCCAGTTTTTCAATTGACTCACTTAGTTCAACCAGAGTGCTTTGCTTTTTACCGCTGAGTGGTTCAATTGAGCGTGATACGTGGTCAGCCATTTCTTTTTCCATTTGATCGAAGTAACTTTGACGTGCTAAATCCCTCGACTTGATTAGCTCTGGTGAAATAAGCTTTTCCATTTCACGGCGTTGCGCTTCAATCCACCCACTGTCCATTTTTTGCGCCCTCCGCATTAAACTTCTTCGCTTGGTCAAGTGCCTTCTCTAATTGAAGTAGCTCGTTGTAATCAGTATTAGATAGCCCACTCCGGTTATATCGGCCTCGTAATTTTTCGTAGCGAGCCTTTGCTGCGTCTATATCAAAAGTTTCTAATGGTTTATTCATGACTGGCCCTCTTTATAACTCTCAAAGAAAAACTTCACAGGCTCAGATTTGATTTCAATCAGCCCAAAACGTAGTAAATGACGAGCATGTGTGCTATCTCGTAACAACTGAACATCACGATAATGTGTGAGCATCCTCCGCCACCCTTCCAAGGGCATAGACGACTTGTTTGTATTGCAAGGAACACATGCAGGGTTCATGTTTTCTAAAGTGTCGTTTTGCGGTCTAGTCATTTCACCCGTAATTAACTTTCCACCGCCAACATGAATTAAATCTCGTTTAACAGCTTCGATATGATCTGCATGCCACTTTTCACCCAGTAATTCCCCACAGTAAGCGCAATGTCCACCAAACTTTTGTTTTAGCTCAGCACGTTGCTGTTTAGTTAACTTCATCGGCTATGCTCCACTTTCATACCGTCAAACTCTTGATCAATTACGGCCATACCGCGCACTACAGCTGCTTGTGAAGGAAGCTTCTTAAAATCAATAGTGTTTACTTCATGGCAGTGTTTGCACATAAACTTATTTTTCTTTTCAAGCTTTGCCTGTATTTCACGGACCTCTGCCAGCATTCTGTTATTGCGCTGAGTAACTTGATTAAGATCTTTTAAATATTTTGCTATCCATAAAACAGGGTTTAATTTCGTGTTGCAGTCAGTGCATAAAACTTCACTGTCTTCTTCAGAAATTTGGATATGGCCATGATCACATTCACTAATTTCACGCTTGCGTGTGAATTGAATAACCTGCTTGTCTTTATCAACCTGAATAGTTTGCACATCATGAAAATGACTCATTTTTCACCATCCTTAAGCACTGGCTCTACATATTCAGGACGTTTCTCAAGTGAGTCTTTCCAATCACCTCTGAAGGGGTTTTGGCGTTTCGTTAAGTTAAAAAACGCTGAAAGATGAGATTGGTTTCGCCATGCATTACCAACAATATGAGGCTCAACTAACCAACCACATGCCATCCCATCCTCATCTGTTGCCATAAAGTTGACATGTGCAGGAATTACAGACCAATCATATTTTTGTTCCAAACAATGTTTGATAGCGTCTTCAAGTAAGCGAAATTGTTTTTCTGCTACCCCGTCTAATAGAACAACCCAATCAAGATATTGGTTCATACGGATACTGCGATTACCAATTTTCAACCAGTCGCCATCAACAACAACTTCAGCCTTAATCATCATTTCACCTCATCATGTTCTTTACGCGCCAACCACCACAAAACCACCGCACCGCTAATAGCTGCGGTAAAACATGAAATGAGTAACCCCCACGCTAAAATCTCGAATTTATTCATGCTGCTGCTCCTTTGCCTTGTTGAAATCCAACTTGAATGAGGTAAGGCATCCATTTTTGTTGTTGCTCAGGATCTGCGAGTTTTACTGCGATACGTGCAGCAAGTTGTTCATAGCTCTCGTTACCTTCAGCGTATTTGCTTGCAAACTCAGGATGTACAGAAAGTTTTTGAGCAAATGAGTAAATCTGTTTTGAACTAAGAGTATTTGATTCTCCCTGCGGGACTCGGACCTGCGTTCCAGAATTTGGTTTTTTAGATTGTTCACGTGCTTGGTATTTTCCACATGCGTTGATTAACCAATCTGCAAAGTGGTAATTCATGAGTTCATCGCAAAGATTCTTCTCGGCGTTGTAGAGTTCAAATGCTCGTAACTCTCGATCGAACCAAGTCGCGTTTTTGATCTGCTCGTAAGTTTCCTGATCAGTTGCCAAAAGAATTTCTTCACGAAGTTTTTTCAAACTCAACCATGTTTTTTTATTTTTAGATTCTTCTGATAGATTCTTTGAAAGATTCCGTGTCCCAACGTTGGGACTGTTTAACGGAATTGTTGGGACTCTTTCATGGAATTGTTGGAACTGTTCCGTTGTTGGAACTGTTCCATTGTTGGTACTGTTTAAATCATCATTTTCAGTGTCAAAGTGTACCTTTGTTGGTACTGTTTCCCGACCTTTAACTCCGATCAAAAGATAGACTTTTACCTGCTTAGTTTTACCTTCGCGCTTACCAGTATCGATAATAAATCCGTCTTCAATTAACTCATCAATGATTTTTAAAACGGTCTTACGGTCCATTTCCGTGTCATCAACTAAACGAGCAATACTTGGATAGCATTCATGTGTTTCACCAGCTCGATCGGCTAGTGAAAGAAGGACTAATTTTTTGAGTGGTTTTAATGCTCCACCCACCTTTTGTTTTTGACGGGTTTTCCAAGCCCAAACTGTTGCATCTAGACTCATTTATCCCCCTCTTCATTCAACTGAATGAATGTGCTACCCAAATAGCGGATCCGTTTAGCCCGATATAAACTTGAGATGATCGGGCCAGCATGAATAAGATAAATCCCATGTTTTCCATGCTCGTCAACCAAAGCCTGCATGAATTCATCACGTGTTACAGCAGCATTTTTTTCGTCACGGTTTTGGCGGGCTAAATTTTCCTTCCGTTTTTTCAACAAACCAGACAAAGTTCTTAATGCTGGTTCATGCCAGGATTGAATATGCTTTTGTTGTTGTTCAAAGGTACTCATGACACCTCCGCTAATGCTTGCTCAGCTTTTGTTAGGCGGCGTTTAGCGTTGAGCTCTGCTACTGTTGCTGTGCGGATTTCTTTTGAAGAAACTAGAATCAAATGCTTCTCTGATTTGATGGTCCATAAACTAGTCAAAGTTTTGTTTTTAACTTCAAACAAATCATTTGATTTGAAAGTACGGCACTCTTTAGTAAGCACTACAACGTCACCTATTAAAAAATCTGGTGAGTTGAGTTCGATTGGTTGTTCTGATAAATTGTTTGTGTTCATTTGATCCACCTCAATTGAATGCCTAACCACTCCTGTTTCCGCAGGTAGTGGTTTTTTAATATCCGAGTTTTTCCTTTTGACAGCTGATTTCGTCATGAAATAAGTCATCCACTGTTTCTATTCGGTTCATCCAGCTTTTAGACATGACTAAAAGTGCAGCAACACGTTCTTTATCAATGCTCTGATAATCTTTAGGAACGACTTTTAAACCAAGCAAGCTCAATAGCTCGCAAAACATTTCAATTTCATTCAAACCATTGTTTTTCTTATCTGTTTTAAGTCGAGTTATAGTGCTTGGATCAACTTTTAATTGTTCAGCAATCTCTTTTTGATTGCTTATATCAAGACCATGCAATATGCGGGATACGCCATTTCTGGCGCTTGCAGATATATCAACTGATAATTTGCTCATGGTTAGTTCCTAAACGGTTAATACTTCAAGGTCTGCTTTAAGCTTCCCTTTGGTTTTGACCTGTAAAAATGCTTGAGTTCTAGCTGGTATTCCATTGTTCTCCCACTTCCATAAAGTCACTGTCGAATAACCAGTTTTTTTAGAAAGCTCTTTTTTATTTTTACAATCGTGATAATTCATTAGGTCACTAATATTCATGGTTTCACCAAGTTAACTATAGTTAATATTTGAAATTTACCACTTGTTAACCATAGTTTCAATACAGTGTATTAACATTAGTTAATATTTTTGGGAATATTGTTATGTCCTTGCACCATCGTATTAAACAGAAATTGGATGAGAAAAAGCTAAAAGCTGCCGATCTTGCTCGAGCAACTAAAAAATCCCCAGTCGCTGCTAAAAAATGGCTTGATGGTGTAAGTATTCCAACTGCTGATAATTTAAAAGTTATAGCGAAATTTTTAGACGTTTCTGATGATTGGTTGTTATATGGTGGTAAAGAAGAACCAAAAATTGACAATAATGTTTCTAGAAAAGCAGCAACTTTAGCTCCAGTTCTTTCATGGGTTCAAGCTGGAACTTTCACCAATGTGCAATCAGTTGATCTATCAATGGTTGAAGAGTGGCTCCCTTTACCTGATGAATGCACTAATTGTTTTTATTTAAAAGTTCAAGGCGTTAGTAATCAACCTGACTTTCTAGAGGGTGATTACATTCTTGTTGACCCAGATGTTTACTACAGTGACATGCAATCTGGCGATATGGTTGTGGTTCGAAGATTTGAAGATGCAACTTTTAAAAAACTTGTTATCGAGACAGATGGATCTCGTTATCTACAGGCTCTTAATCCTAAATTTGAACCAAATATCATTCCTTTAGATGAGCATTGTTATTTTGTAGGTCAAGTGGTTGACTGCATGCGATATACATACAGAGCAAAAAGAAGGTCACGACCAAGTTGATAATAAGTTATTGATCCTAATCCATACTTTATAAATATTCTGGAAATAATACTTGGAGGGGTAAAATGAATCGAATTTTACAATATTTACCATTTAGCAACTATAGAAAATATCTTAGGCCAGCTGTTGATGGACGTATGGGACTAATGACTCATGTTGCCGAACTTACATGGTCTGATGGAGTCCAACGAGAATCCTATGTAAAATTTTATGGTGAAAATAAGAAACGAGCTCTACTAAATGAGGCTATTGGGTATCTTTTAATAAAGGGATTAGGCTTACCTCAGCCTGAATTAGCAGGCTTTCTTGAATTTAATATATCTGAAGAATCTACTCCAGAAATCTGGGCTCAGGTATCAGAGGTCGATAAATACAGAGGGGTTACTTATGCCTGGGTCTGCACTAATACTAATGGTATCAATAGAAGACTAGAATTAGATCAAGCGCAATCTCCTGAGATTAAAGAATATTTAACTGCACATATTATCGATTCACTAAAAAATTGGGAAAAACTCCCCCATTTAATTATGTGTGATGATTGGCTAGCAAATGATGACCGTAATCTCGGCAATCTATTAGAACTTCCAAATCGAACATTTACATTAATTGACCATGGTGGAATTCTCTACGGTGATAATTGGTCACCATGGGACATTATGAGAAATGCACTAATTAATGGTCAATTTCAAAGAATGTATATGAATATTCTTAAACAGAGATTTAGTGGTTTATTTTGGAAAGAAAGTTTATTAGATGAATTAGAAAAAGCAAAAATTGAACACTCTGCAGCATTTGATTCTGTAAAAGAAGAAATTCAACAATTAATTAGTGAATTCCTTGAAGATGAAAAAATTAATGTTGGAATTCCACCAAATCCTATACAAAATGTTAGTAATATTTTGCAGGACTTCATTGCCCAGAATGCTGTACAAGTTGGAAATATTGAAGCAAAATGCGATATATGGCTTTCTGCATCTCATAGCAATGTTGCTTAAAGGGTAACATTATGAATTTTAAAAAATTTGAAGAAAAATTTGTACAAAACCTGAATACTCAAGAGCTTATCCAAGCCTCATGGTCTCAAGTTAGATTTACCCCAGATTTAGTTACTAATGAGCAATTGGCAATAGGGGTTTTAATTAATTTTGATGGAATTGTTCACACAAAATTTATTGAAGACTTCTCAAGAGTTGAATGTGCTTATGGTAGTGAAATAGTTGGCTATATCAAATCATGTATTGAATTGTTTGAAGACTTTCTTCACAGTAATCATGACTCTACATTTTCCTCTCAGCTAATATTAGAAAAACGGGGACTTGTTCAAGGAGAATCGATTAATAATCTTCTTGATGAACTTCTTGAAAGAGCGGCTCCCCTTTCACTACCACACTCAACAAAAAGTAAATTTAAAAAGCAATTTCATACTATCAAGACAGTTAAATTCCATTCTGAAGTAAAAAGTTATGTCAAACAGAAACTAGGTGAAATATATAAAGAAATTTTTACAGAAAATGAAACCATTTTAGTAGGAGATCCATCGATCGGTTATAGAAGACTTCCTGTAGCAGTTAATATTGAAAAAAATAATAAAATTGGCGATCTAGTATCAACAGTTTACGCTACACCAGAAACTGTCGAAATAAACTGTTTAAAAGCTTTAGAAAATCTTAGAATAGTAAAAAAATATACTAAAGATAACAGTGATTTCAGACTATTTATGTTGTCTCCAAATGACGATAACATGGAGCTCATGACTAGATCAGAAAAAGCTAAGCACCAAGATATCATAGGAAAATTCAAATGGGGCTTGCGTTCAGAAGGAATCGACCTTATAGAAGAATCTTCTATTAATAAAGTTTCTGAAGAATTAATAGATTGGTCTGGTATTAATAATCAATATAATTTGGTTGAAGTTTAATTTTTCTGAATTTATAAAACCCACCGCTAAGGTGGGTTTTCTTTTAATCAAAAAAACAAATTAAAGCCAACTAAATAATTAACCAAAGTTAATTTTATTGTTGACTAAATAATTAACCATAGTTAATATAAATCTCGTAGATAACAAAAAAGCACACCGACTCTTCTACCTTCCGATGTGCTTTTGCAAACTGCGAGATCAATTATGAACGTAAAAGCTAACTCATTCAACTCCTTTGCATTTGTCAGCATGGCTGCTCTTGCAATCTCTGGTGGTTCTTTAGTTGCTTGCCAATTGCAACCAGCTTTCCAAACAAAAGAAGCACCTACTCTTTTCACCCCTAAAACACAACCAAGTACTTACGGTGTCTTAACTGCAAAAATCACAGGTAAACATTCTGGCGTTGCCGTCATCAAATTAGATAGCTTCCGTTTAAACGTTAGCTTTGATTTTGAAGCTCATTCAGACAGCTACGGCGTTCCGGGTTCTGAATTCACCGCTGTTGAAATTACTCAACTCACAGTAAATGAAATCACTGATGTTAATGGTAAGTCATATAACGATTTCACCGAATTTGAAGACATCCGAAATATCAATGATCTTCTAAAAGGCTTCATCGAACGTAACAAGTTGGTGGAGGCTTAAAGATGTCTAATTTCAAAAAGCACCCTGACAGCTACAAGTCATTTTTAGGCCGTGATGATAAAGGGCTGTATTCAGTTCGCATTGGCTGGCAAGTGTACGCATCTAATGCTAATGGCTCAGTTCTTTACAAAGTTAAAGACGGAGTTAAGACGCCTTTAAATGTGTTCAGGTTCCAAACTTCTTATCCAAAAGTTTGGAATGAACTCACCCAAGAAATCGATTTTCAGCGCAGAAAGCAGCTCGCTATAAAACTGCGTGAAACAAACATCCCTACCTATGACCGCAAAGCTTATAAAACTAAGCGCGGCTTCACTGGCTCAAGATGAGGATAAGAAAAATGGCGTTACCGATTATTACTGCTGACCAAACTTTATTGGTTCAAGCAATTATTGTGTACCTATACGCTGATCCGGGTTTAGGTAAATCATCGATGGGCTTTACTGCGGAAAAAGCAATTTCTTTTGACTTTGACCGTGGTGCTCACCGTACTGGTGAATTACGTCGTGGTGCGGTTGTACAGGTTCAACAATGGAGTGATGTTGCAAACCTTACTCCGCAGGACTTAGCACCATATAAAACCGTAGTCATTGATACCGTGGGTGCAATGCTTGAATGCATTAAAACCCACCTGTTACTTACGGCAAATAACCGTCAAAAAGATGGTTCTTTAAAGTTAAAGGCTCAAGGTTTAGCGAACCAAACGTTCAAGCAATACATCAATACTTTGATCAGTTTAGGTAAAGATGTTGTTTTCATTGCACACGCATCAGAAGATCAAAACGGTGATCAAATTATTTACCGCCCAGATCTAGGTGGTAAAACCGTAACGAGCTTTACCGTATCGCAGATGTCATGGGTTATCTAACAACTGTTACTACTGGTGAAGGTAAAAATGCCCGCGTTATTAATTTCAAACCTTCGCCTACACATCATGCGAAAAACTCAGGTGCTTTAGGCGGTGAAACCGGTGAAGTATGGGTACCTGATCTTAAAGCACATCCTACTTTCTTGGCTGACCTGATTACTCAAGCTAAAGATCACATTAACACCTTAACGCCTGCACAACTTGCAGCAGCTAAAGCCCAAGAAGAGCTAGAAAACTGGAAACAAAGCTGTGAAGAAGCTGAGCATGCAGGTGACCTTAATCAATTAACTGAGTCGCTTGATAAAGAACACATGTATTACCAGAACATGCGCCAAACAATGTTAATGAGAGCTAAAGCATTGAATTGCACGTTTGATAAACAACGTGGCACTTGGATTAGTCCCCCTGAATTTAACGGCATCTCAGATCAACAAAGAGACGAACTTCAAAACTTTATTGCTGAACGTGGCCTAGACGTAAAAACAGTATGTGAGCACTTAGGTATCGATGCCCTTATTCAAATTGAAGCAGCAAAACTTAAGGCAGTTAAACAAGACATTGAAACATTAGCTAAAACGGGGATGACAGCATGAATAATCTAATCACTGCAGCTGAAGCATTTGCAGCTCTTCAAAAAGGTAAAACTGTTCTTTGTCGTCATATTGGAGACATGTTGGACTTTTCTGACTTAGATCAATTCCCCGCTTCTGTTTTTGGTAAACCGGGTTTTGAATTCTGCATCAAAATCGAAACTATTGAGCTGGCTGGCATTACATTCACAAAGCCATTAACTATTGATGAGTATGAAGAAGGTCAGGAAGTTTATGTAATCAGTACATATTCACCTACGGTTTATGTTTTAGATTTTAAAACTAACGCACTTATTGATTCTATTAATAGTGGCTTTGTTCAGCGTGATGCAGAAAACGCCAAGCTTCAATTAAAAGCACTATCTAAAGCGTTAGGTTTTGAAGTTAGTGACGATTTTAGTGTTATTCGCCTAGGTGACGAACCAAAGAAACAGCGTGCTAAGAAATCAAAAGGTGCACAGACAGTAGTTGTAGAAAAGACTTCTGAAATTGTTGATGAAGTTAAACAACCTACAATTGTTATTACTGAGCAAACAAATGTAACTACTTCTGAAGACTCATTGGTGCAATCCGAAGATATTTCAGAAAATATAGGATCAGCTTTAGATAGTGCGATTGTTATTACAGAACAACCTTATGTGTCTTCACCTGAAGATTTTTTAACTCAGCCTACACCTGAGCAAGAAAAAAACAATGAGTATCAGCAAACCCTAGATACTCTTCTACAGCGTGTAAAAGAGTCAAAAACACCTGCAGAAGTAAATGCGGTTTATCGTTATACCCGCACATGGGATGACGAACAAATGAAGCCTATCCTTCTCGCCACTCACAAACGTCTTGAAGAGCTAGAAAAAGAAAAGGCATCTGCTAATGAACCACCTTCATTAATGGTCCAGATCCAAACTGCACCGGACCTTACTACGTTAGATGCTTTGGAAATAGATGTTGCCGCACGAGATCCACAGATTCAATCACGACTCATGGATTTTGTTAAGAAACGCCGCTTTGAGTTAGAAAATGCAGCATCAAACGAACCTGATTATTTACTGGAGGAACATTTCTAATGTCAAAACAAACTACTCCAGAGTTTCTTTTCGAGCCAAAGCTGCTACCAATGCAGCTTTTCGAGAAGTTCATTGTGTTCAACGTAAATGCCGGGTATCGCGGGAAAGGCACACCGCACGGCGTGAACTTAATTAAAGGTAATAAAGGCACCCTTTCAGTAAGCAACGAAGGTGTGATGAACAAAGCAGCTCAAGAGCGATACAAACTAATGCTTTTGAAATATTTCAAAGAAGGTCGCTCTGCAATGGATGAGCTGGACCATGAAGTTAAACGTATTTATAGAATGGTGGCGTGAATGCTAAAAGATTTGAGAAATCTTTCTGAAAAAGAACAGCAAGAATATTTGGATCGTTTCATTATGGCTAATGAAGAGCAAAAATTCCCCCAAGAAGTTGTGGCTCTTTATTTAGATTGCTCACCATGGACATTAGCTAGAATGCGTTGTGATCAATCATCACTGCCTTTTTCGAAAATTGGAAGACGTGTTTCATATAAAAAGAAGGACGTTTTGAAGTATGAGCAAAGCAAGACTGTGCTTAATACAGCACAACTTGCAACAGTTTAAGGCGGTTAAACCGCCTTTATTTCTTTTAATCTTTCTGCCCAAACAGATTGGTAATTAAAGCAATCAATCTTGCCTTGATACACCGCTTCAATCATGTTCATTGAAGCTCTTAATTCCTCATCTGGAATTTGAACATATCCACCTGTCACATCAATTCTTGGTTTAGCCGTGTGATTAAGAAGTCTTTTTGTCACATAAATATTAAATCTTAAAAGGTTGCATATAGTGGCAAATGTACGACGGAAATCATGCATTGAAACGTAATAGTCAACTTCCTTACCCACTCTATTCAATAATGTATCTACCTTAGTTGCATGCATATTCCACGAAGTAGGCATCTTAGTAGCTGGGAAAACCCAATCGTTTTCTCTTAATAACCAACGTTCACGCAAAATACTGTGTAGATGATCACCAATAGGAAAAGTATGATCTGAACCATTTTTGGTATCTCTAAAAGTTAAGGTACCATTTTTAATATCTACATCAACCCACTTTAGACAACATGCCTCCTGTTTACGGCATCCCGTATACATGCACATTAATACGATATCCCGATGCGTGTTTGACCTAGCAGTATTTTCCAGATTTAACTCATCTTCATAATGAAGCACTGCATTGTAATATTTGTGAATGATGTCTTTATGGAGATGTCTATCCCTACTTGCTATTTTATTCCAACCTCTTGTTACGGAAATAATGTCAACTGGATTACTTTTAAGAATCGGGTTCTCATCTGTTGAATAAAGAACATGAATATACTTCCATAAGGTACCTAAAAGAGATACAGCACCATTTGCTGACGACTCACTTACTTCTGATACCTCAATAAATCGATCCAGTACTTCTTGCTTAGATATCTGGAAAAGCTTTTTGTTGCCCCACCCCAAATATAAATCAAAGTACTTACGGTACTGCCTAATTGTTTTTGGTCTAAAGTCATTTCTATCAATATAAATTTGAAGAGCTTCATTCACTGTAATATCTAAAGGATTAGCAACATTCTTTAATTTGATAGGCTTTTCATATTCATTGTTTGAAATTTTCGCCAGAATCATCTGAGCTTTTGCTCGAGCATTTGTTGCAGGAATATCAGTAGTTTTACCAATTGTCACTCGATAGAGTTCACCTTCATGCCTCCTTTCAACAATATAGGTTTTACTTTTATTAGTTACCCGAACAGCAAAACCGATCAGTTCTGCATCTCTATATATTTTTTGACCTTTTTCAGTTAATGGAATAGCATCAACAGTAGATTTGTTGAGTTTCAT